CAAACAAACGCAAGACTGCGATGACTACCTTGAAAAAATCTACGAAGCAAACACCTTTGAAGATGCTTATGTTGAAGAATACAACGATGAGGGGACTTGGTGGTTCATTTAGAGACTACCAACTCAATAGGTACTGGGATAACTTTAACTTTGGTCTTTATAACCGAATTTGTGAAATCAAAATGCAAGAGATATGAGCCCTAAAGAAAAAGCAAAAGAGTTATATGAAAAAATGCTTAGGGTTGAATATCCTTTAGCTGCTAAACATTGCGCATTGATTGCAGTTGATGAAGTAATTGAGGCTTTACACGAGCATCATTGGCAAAATAGACTAACAATAGATTATTGGGAAGAAGTAAAACACGAATTAGAAAAGCTATGACCGCAATACAAGAATTAATAAAGTTTCTGAAAAACGACAGAATGCAAAATGTTTACACAGGCGAGCAGATTATTGAACTGCTTGAGTTTAAACTTGAAAAAGAAAAGCAGCAGATAATGAAAACATATTACGATGGTTTAAGAAACATAAATGGTTTCAATTTGATTCCTATATATGAAACAACTAAAAAAGAAATAGAAAGATTTGGAGTTTACTATTACAACAAAATTAGTAAAGATGAGATATAAACTAACATACAAAATAGGACAAAAGGTAGTTCAGGAATGGATACTTACCTCACAATCATTAGCTTATTGGAAAAAGCAGGATTTGCTAAAAACAGGACAATACCAGTTAGGAAAATTTATAGTAACCCCAATAGAACCATAATGACGAAATTAGAACTAATAGAAGAGATTATAGAGCAGCACAAGCTATGGTCAAAGAATCGCAGCAGGGAGTATATTTACAAGCGTTATTACCTTTATAATGAACTCCGTGTTTTAGGATTCTCATTAGACGAGATAGGCAAGAAGTTCGGAGGTAAACATCACGCTACAATCATTCACGGACTACGTCAACACGAAGACTTACATCGGTTCGGATACGAAGACTACAAGATTGCTACAAAGCAAATAGATGATGTCTTACACGGTGCTACGCTTCCTTACTACGATGACGCACCTGATTTACAAAAAGACGTACTCAAGGCAAAGACTTACACCCAGTTCAAAAAGATTCAACGACATATAAAATTGGGCAAGTACGAAAATAGTTTATAGCTGACGAAACAAATTAAAGTATTTGACTTATATTTGTAGAAGGGAGTGCAGACCCATTTAAAACATTTTAGCCTCATTGGGGAGTAGTGCTGCACCACGAAACCCGACGAGGCTTTTTTATTTTAGTGCAGTAAGATGAGCAAAGAATTACCATTTTTTAAATTTAATGCTACCGAGTGGATAACTGGTAACATAAGCTACGAATCATTCGAGCTACAAGGCGCATTTATTAGCGTGTGCGCGGAATATTGGAATAGGAATAATAACCTAACAATAGACGAAGCAAAGCTACGCTTAAGGAACGCTACAATAGTTGATGTATTGATTGAAAAAAATTATTTAAAGACGAAAAAAAATAAAATTGTAATTACGTTTTTAGATAAGGAGCGTGAAGAGATTGAATCTAAACGATTGAAACTCAGTGAATCAGGTCGCAAGGGTGGCTTAAGCAGGGCTAAAGCATCGCTAAAGCAAGGCTCAAGCATTAAAGAAGTAGATAAAGATAAAGAATATAATATAGCTGAACGCAAACAGGAGTTTGCTTTTAAGTTAACTTCTTTTGTGGATACTTACGGAAAATCTATGATTAGAGACTTCTACGACTATTGGACTGAACACGGAGAAAGAGATAAAAAAATGCGTTACGAAAAGGAAACAAGTTTTAACTTAGATGCCCGTTTGAATCGTTGGAATAAAAACGTTCAGGAACGTAACAAACCGAAGTTTAACGCACCTACAACAATTATCGACTAATGTACAAAAGACTTACACACCTTAATGCCGAAATGTTTGCCGTACGTCAACAGGTAGATGTTAAAGGTAAATCAATCGGATGGGATTGGGATATGCTTCCGTTTACAATCAAAGAAGGAGCTACAACTTACATAGGCGCTGCGCCTGCCTCAGGAAAGACGGAGTTATGGTTTGAGTTTCTTATAAACCTTTCGTGTTTGCACGGTTGGAATCACGTTGTATTTAGTCCTGAGACTGGAAGTAGTGCCGAGATATTTTCGGAGCTTTGCTACAAGTACATAGGAAAGCCATACGTTCAAGGTAAAAACTCAATGACCAATGGAGAGCAAGTAAGCGCAGAGATGTTTATAAACGAGCATTTCATTGTTATAGACCCAATTGACGAGGATTTGACTATAACTAAATTCTACCAACTTGTAGATGAGATTGAACTTAAGGAAGGTATTAAAATCCATACCACTACGATTGACCCGTGGAACGAGTTAACCGAGGAGTTTATAGCCTCAGATTTAGGACGTGAGGATAAATACTTGAGTAGGATTCTTGGTGTTGTGCGTAAGAACGCAAGAAAAACAGGTAGACATAACTGCGTTATCAATCACGTTAGAGACCAACCTATGGTAGCTGCTAAAACAATAGCAGGAACTGACATAAGTTATTTTCCTATGCCGAGCGCACGAGATTTTGCAGGTGGGCAGGTATGGTTTAGAAAGGGTTTAAGTGTGTTAATTCCGTGGAGACCACCTTACGGACTTGGAGATGCAGACGGTGTAGGAGCAGAAAAAAACGAAGTTCATTTAAAGGTAGCCAAAAGCAAGCCAAAAGGTGTATCAAAAAACGGAGTGTACAAAATGTTCTTGGATGTTGAACGTTACCAGTATTATATGCTTGACTTCAAAGGAAATCGTGTTTATGCAAACCGAGGCACTACTTACAAGAAGGAATCACAACGTAAAATTGAGATACCAAAAGACGGACAAATGGAAACTACATCAGAGAAACTTCGTAGACTTGCAAACAAAAACCCTTTTTAATATGGACTTATCACTTAAAATTTTATGGGCTAAAACAACCGTATGGACGGTTAAAGAACGAATCAAAAACGTTAGAGAGAAACTTGAAAAGGACAAACCAGACGCAAAGGACTACATTAACGGCGGTAAGGATAGCGAAGAAATGCTATTGAAAACCGAACTTGTTTTAATCGAAATGCAAAACGAAATAATAAGTTTGAACCGAGAGTTAAACCAGCTAGCTAGACGCAACGCGCAATTAAGGGTAGCGTACGACGAACTAAAAAACGAACTAAAATTTAAAGATGTAGAACTATGAAAACACCGCTACAAATGCTCATTGAACAACTAGACCAAAAAATAGAACTAGTAAATAGATGTTTAGAAACGCAAGACGAATTAGGCGTATTTATGTACACGGGTCTTTTAGCTGGCTTTATGGAGTCTAAAGTAATGGCAGAAAAATTACAGGAAAACGAAAAAAATAACCTATGAACCAACAAAAATTCGACAAGCTCTACGAACCTAAGCAAAAAAAGATATTGCTTTTAATACCTTTCTTACAAGAAAAGCCCCGCCCTTTGATGTCAATATCCAACTTATTAAGCGTCCATCCTAAGTGGGCATCCTCTTACATTAGGGACTTGCGTAAATTAGAAGTAGACGTTAAGAAAGACCAATATAAAAAATACTACATCGATGCCACGTTGTAAAAACTGCAAAGACAAGTTCGAACCCGTCCGCTTTAACCAAAAGTTTTGTTTAAAAGACGAATGTATAAAAGCCTTTGTAGAAGACGTAAAGCAAAAGGAATGGAAAAAGACTAAGGCCAAGCTAAAAAACGACCTTAAAACGACAACGGACTGGCTTAAAGAAGCCCAAAAGGTGTTTAATACGTTTGTCCGTCTTCGCGACGACGGGTTAAATTGTATTTCTTGCGACAAGCCACCAAAGAAAAAAAATTGCGGGCATTTTTTTAGTCAAGGCGGACACTCAAATTTGCGTTTTGACGAGGATAACTGCCATTTACAATGTGAGCATTGCAATACATTTCTAAGCGGCAACCTATTAAATTACCAAATCGGTATAGAAAAACGAATAGGAGCAGAAAAATTGATTGAATTGCAAGGTAGAGCGCATTTAGAAAAGCGATGGTCAGTAGACGAACTAAAAGAAATAATCAAAACCTACAAAAACAAGATTAAAAATGAAATACAATAGCGACTTCCGTTACGACCTAGAAATCGGTCAGCAGTATGAAACCCTACTAAGCGAGGTGATAGCGTCTACAATCGAAGTTAAACGCGATTTTAAGTGCTATGAGACTGGCAATCTATTCGTAGAATATGAAAGCAGAGGTAAGAAAAGTGGAATCAGCACAACTGAAGCTAAATGGTGGGTGTATTGGTTTAGTAAAACACGAAGTATATTGATTGAAACAAGCGAATTAAAGCAGATGTGCAGAAAATACATAGGTACAAACCGAGATATTTTAGGTGGGGATTCAAACACTAGTAAAGGAATATTGCTTCCGATGGAAGATTTATTTAAAAATATTTAACTAAATGTATATTTATATCTAAATAATGTATATATTTGTATAAAAATAACACGCTATGAAAAATTTATTTAAAAGTTTGGCAGCATTTCAGCAGGAAGTGCCAGTAATTCACAAAGCCACACAAGGCTACGGGTATTCTTACGCAGATTTACCTAAGATTTTTGAGGTAATCAATCCTATCCTAAAGAAACACGGACTCGGATTTACCCAACAACTTACAAACCAAGAAGGGCAAAACTGCCTCAAGACGGTTATCTTCCACGAAAGCGGTGAGTTTATGGAATCGGTTTGTATGATTCCTTACGTTCAACTCAAGGGTATGAATGACTATCAAGGCTTTGGTTCAGGTGTAACGTATTACCGCAGATATGCACTAAGCTCTGCACTTGGTTTAGTAACCGACAAAGACACGGATGCGTCAGGAGAACAAGTAAAGACGGAAAAGAAACTGCCTGCCATTGACCAAAAGCGTTTCAGCGCAGCAGTACAAGCCATTGCCAAAGGTGAATACACACGAGAGAAACTCGAAACATCCTTTGCATTAACTGAAGGTCAAATTGATATGTTAAACGCACTATGAAAGCTCTCAAGATTCGATGTTCTGCCATAGGGAAAATTATGGCAACACCACGCTCTAAAGGCGAATTACTAAGCCAAACGGCTAAAACTTACATACACGAACTTGTGTTAGAGGAGAAATACGGCATCCGTAAGGAGTTTTCAAGCCGTTACACAGACAAAGGCAATGCAGTTGAGGATTTATCTATCTCACTTGTAAACGATGTCTTAGACGTAAAATTCATCTACAAGAACGAAGAGTATTTCGAGAACGATTGGATAAAGGGAACACCTGACGTAAACACGGACGATGTATTGCTTGACGTGAAATCAAGTTGGGA